CATTCCACCCTACCCTAAGGACGGTCATGCGGAACTTGTTGCCCCCCAGGGCCTGGGCCTCGGATAGCTGGGTCAGCCCCTCAATTTCGCCCTCCTCCATGCCCTCGGTTAAGTCACTGGTGACCGGGGCCGGGATTGTGGCACCTCCAGGCTTTATCTGTAGTACGTACTCGGCCTCCTGCCACGTGCCCAGGGTGACGTTGTCGCTGGCATCCACAGTGTAGGTGACCTTGAAGAACTTGTCATCAACGCTGTCCCTGACAACCACGTGATCAGGAAAAGTCTCCCGAATGTAATACCGCCAGGTTCTGTTGCCCTCGGAATCCCGGGGGTCAATCAAGTCCCTGATTTTATTTTCCAGGTCGTCATAGCTCATGGCCTCAACCAGTTTGCGCTCGGCGCTTTTAGGAATTATCGGCACTCTTATCACCTCGCAAATTTAATTAACATACTATCAGGTGGGGCAGCGGCACCTCACTTTCACCAACTCCTTTATAAAATAAGACCACCGGTCAGGCAGCCTGTTTCTTTTTCCGCCTTTCGGAGTAATAAAAATACACCCTGATTGGGTGTTTTATTTGCAATCTTTATTACGCTAAGCCATCTTGAATATCTTTAAAACTGTTGCCGTGAGTAAAGCCGATAATTTTAATTCCGCTAAAAGTTTTAAGCGTTAAATTATCGTTGTAAGCCTTTTTGTAATAAGCAAGCTTTTCTTTGATATTATCAAACTGATTAATAATAATATCTGGTTTTTCAAAACCTTGCATTTGAACCTTTACAGCTACGAAATTACTCTTATTTTGGTATGCAGCATTGAAGCAATTTTCTAAGTTATTAATCGTTAAGTTCATTTTCATACCTCACTTTAAGCTATCTTTCTCTCCTTCTTAAACTCAGTCCACCATTTCACATTTTCTTTTGCTGCAGCGTCGCCGGTTGTACCTTCTTCCTCTGTCGTGACCAGGTGGCAAACGATAAAACACCGACATCTCGGATGCGCCGGAGCTCCACCAAACGGGATCTGGTCAATCGGGAATATCCTCCGGTGCAGCGGACCACATACCTGGCACACTCTTTCGTCAGCGGCGGTCAGCCAAATAACGCGCATCACCTGGTACTGCCGGTAAACATGCAGCGCCCCCTGGTTGGACGCCCTTAAAATTTCAGTCCTGGCCACCACCACGGCCCTTTTTTCGACCGAAGGCCACACGCCTTTTTTCAGCTTAGTATTACGCAGCCGCTTGGCAATCTCAGGAATGCTCTCCCCCTGAATGTAGCCCAGCTTCAGCTGCTCCTTTATTTGATCTTTTACCTCCTGAGTGATCCGCTTAATGAGCCCTAGCTGGTAGTCCTGCAAATAACTCAAAACCGGCATGTGGATCATGCTGAAGGTAGCCACCACCCCGATGGCCGCAAGGGCCGAACTCCCTCCCGTCAGCGCCGGAAATTGGGCCAACCCAGCTAAGGGGCTCTCCGGAGAAACGCCCGCCCTACCCCGGACCCACGTCTCAGTATCGTGCTCCAGCCGGCCCATAATCCTATCAACCTCGGCCAAAAGGGACTGAAGTCGAGTCTTTTCCCATCCTTCCACTCCAAGCAGCAGGGCCTTGATTTCGGTCTCAGCTTGGCGGAAGCTCTGCAGCAACGAGCCCAGCTTCTTCTTTTCCCAAGCAGCCAACTTTTTGTTTAGCTTTTCGTGTAACTTTTCCAGTTTATCCAGGTCCGGAGGTGTCACTCATTATCACCCTCCCCGGGCCCAGGCGGCTGATTTCTTTTGCTACCCGCTGCCGGCGGATTAAATGGAGGGAACAAGTCTGTATCATCACGCCGGCGCCTCGCCTCTTGCTCCTCATCCTCGGCGGCCATCATTACTTTCTCCTGATCCCAATCCTCCACGCCAAGCTCCATTGCTGCCGTCTGTCTGGCTTTAAATCCGGCCTCCACCTGGCTAACCAAAGCATCGGTCAACTCTTGAACCTCCTTCAGCACCAGAGGCGGGAAGTCAATGTCAATGTGGACCTGGTCGGTCGGTATCTCCAGTTCGTGCTCCTTACCCTTTTCCTGCCGTGTAACCTTCAGCTTTTCGGGTAGGACCCCGGCATCTATGGCAGCCCTGATCACCCGGCGGAAAATGGCCAGGAATACTTCCTCGAAAAGCTTCTGTCTCCACTCAAACATTTTCAGCATGGGTAGCTCCATGCTCTTGGTGCTGGCCAGGTTACCCACCTTTGCGTCCCCGAGGTAATGTTCAAATATGCCAGACCCGGCGCATATCATGAGCTTGATGGCCCGCCCGTCCTCGCTGGCGTTATCCGCCTTGACATCAGAATTGATTACGCTCCACTCTACAGCATCGTTCTCGACAATAACCCCACCGGTCTTGGGAGGGGTCGGCTTCTCAGCACCGGTAATCACCTTATTTAAGGTTCTTAAAACCCCGCTTACCGCACCAGTCACACCTGCGGCAGTAGATTTAATCTTTTTCTTCCAGGCAAAAGCCGCCCGGGCCTTGTTCAGCTTAACCCGGTCCTCCAGCCACTCCTTGTATGAGTTTAAATATCCCAGCACCCGGTAGAGTGGTGAGTTGCCGAACTTTGAATAGAGCGGCGCCCCCACTTTGATGTGCAATATCTCCTCAGCCGGGATGTAGTCTGCGTCTACGCCCGTGTGGTATTTGACAATGGTATACATCTTGCTCTGCATGTCCCAGGTCTGCTCTGTCCACTCCCGGCGGTAGTAGAGCGGCATTTCTGCATCGTCTTTGTCGGTGATGATGTCGGTTATCTGCCACGCCGGTATGCAGCGCACCTGGACCCTGCCTTTGTACTGGTCCACAAAAAACCTGATAAAAAACTCCCCGTCGATTTCGAGGTCGTCGGAGAGCTCGCTTTGCCGCTGGAACCACTTATTACTTTCGTCCTTCCAGAAGGCCTTGAGAATTTCATTTACCTCCGGGTCCTCGGCCTTAAAGCTGATGCCCTGGCCCATGGTGAAGTATCGTTTGAGGTCCACGATCTGTCCGGCCAGTGGGTTTTTCTTGTAAGCATCCCGGACTTTTTCAATGACCCTCTGCCGCTCCTCCCCGGTTAACTCCCAGGGAACAAAGGATTGGGAGACATTGATCCATCCACGCTCCTCGGCCCGGATTGAGGTGACGGCCTCGGAGAGCTGGGTTATACTTTCCTGCATGACCTGCATATCGTCTTTTAGGACCCTTTGGGCCAGAGGCTTTAATACGGTGTTAACGGTACCGAAGATGGACATTTTACCTACTCCTCTATCGAAACATCATAATCGTCGTTATCGTAAATCTCGGACTGCGGCATCTCGTAGCTACCAACGAACGAAAGAATCACTGCGTCTGCCCGGTCAGGGGACCGAAGCCCGCGCTTTTTCATGTCCTCCTTGCGCTCAAGGACGATCTTCCCCCGGCTGGTCATCCGATATTTTCTGGTTGTCAGCTGGCTTATCATCTCTTCGTCTTCCGGTAGCTCAATGATGGGCTCTTTTCCTTGTAGATAATCGGAAAAGTTCTGCTGCAAGGCATCCCTTACCGCAGCCCAGCATTCAGTCCCCTTGTTTTCGTAGTGCTCGTCATCGGACTTCCGGCCATTGCCTATGGGTATCACCGCGTATGGCAGCCCTAACTCTGCAATAACTTCGTTCAGGCGGTCGGTAACGCCGCCGCCAACGCCATCGTCATCAACCGCAATCTGTACCTGCCAGACATTTGGATGCTGTACCATATAGTCCCGGGCCGTGGCCAGCACCCATCCGGCGGTGACCATGGTGTCCTGCTTGTTGTAGCACTGCAAGGGGAACACCTTCCCCCCTATCCGGGGGGCTATTACTGTTTCATCGTCGCCAAATCTGGCCACATCAACGCCCAGGTTTAAGACGTTCCCCTCTGGTATAACAATGCGGGTGGTGGTAAGCTCTGCGATTTCCAGGGGAATAAACGTATCAGCCTCAGCCTTCGGGAATTCCCCGTCAACCCTTACCCTGACAACGTCGGAATCCTTTCCGTATTTCCTGATAAGCATGGCGATGTTTTCTTTACTGGTCCGCTTGCTGTCCAGGCTCGAAACCTTATGTACCTTATAGTCCCCACGGTCCCGGTGGTGGCTGTCATGGAAAACTCCACTTATTTTAGTGGGGTTTCCACACATCAAGAGTTTGTTCTCAAGACCGGATAATGTGCCTTGAATCGCTTCCATAATTGGGTTGGCCACGCCGGAAGCTTCGTCCACGATAAAAAGCATGTAATCTTCGTGGAAACCCTGCATATTCTCCGGCCGGGTTGCCGTCTTTGCCGTGGCAAACCATCGATCCTCATGGCCAATCATGTAAACCTTAGTCTTGGTCCACTTCAAAAGGCGTTCTACCTTAGACGAAGAAAGCCACTTGGATATTTCAGACCAAAGGACATCATAAAGCTGCTGCCGCGTCGGGGCCGTACAAACCACCCGGGGATTTGGTCGGCAGCACAGGTACCAAATAACGGCAACTGCTTCAAGGCTGGTTTTGCCAACGCCCTGACCAGACCTAACAGTAACACGGGGCGAACTGGCAATGTCCCTCAAAACATTTCGCTGCCAGTCGTCCGGAGAAAAATCCATAATATCTATCGCGAATGCTACTGGGTCATCCCAATAAATATCGATGAGCTCAACAAGTACGGGATTAGCATTACCCATTTACGCTCACCTTCGCTTTACGTCGGGCAGCAACTTCACTGAGGGCGGTTACCCAATCTTCTGTTTCTTTGTCGTCAGGGTCAATTGCCTTGGCTTTCTCCAGGTCCATCCTCTCCCGGGCAATAGCCATATCCTGCTTAACTCTTTCCAATCTCAATCCGTGCTCTTCAGCGTCCATTCCTCTGTGTTTATATTTATCAATGAGCTCCTCATAGCGCATAATTTTGCTATCAAGAGCTTTTTCAATACTGGCCAGTGTCTTCAGGTAACTATTGTTCTTGTCCCATGCAAACTGAATCTCATATTCTTTCTCCCATCCATCACTATGTAGCCCACTTGTTTCTTTTTGACGCTTTAGGTGCTCAGTTAAATCATTTCGATCTTTTACCCAAGCGATTCTCGCAGACCTGGCGATATTAAAACTCAGCTGTTTTATACCTTCCCAGAGGATGTCCAGCGGACTCTTAGTTTCAATATCCTCCATAAAGGCTTGTGCATCCTCGTCATCATCGGGAATGAAACGGGAATACAGCCCATGTTTCAGCGCCTTCTGCTGCCCCGGGTGCGTCCCGCTCCCAGGCGCTCCCCCATGGTTCCAACAAACTTTTTTTCCCCGCTCCACGGGGTTACCGCATGGGCTGCCATCCCGATTGTGAGCATGACACTTTACTTCTGGGTCGGGATCTGAGAGAATGGCCCGGCGCTCTTGTCGAACCCGTCCCAGTTCCTTGACCTCTGCCGGGGACAATTCTTCAAAGGGGATGGTCTCCAGATCCGCTTTCCGGACATCCAACTTAATTAAATAAGCCTGAAGCTTTTCTTCAGGCCAGTCGGTGAACTGTTTTTTAAGTCGTTCCCATGGGTTTTCTTTTTGCCCCTTTTCTTTTTTGGGGGCTTTTTTCTGCCCCTTTTTGCCCCCATTTTCCGCCCCTATTATGCCCCTATTATCATCCTTGGGGGCGTCTTTTATTTTCTTAAATTCTTTCTTTAGGCGGTCGTAGTTTAAGCCCTTGGCCTCGGCAAATTGCCGTGCCGATTTATAACGACCCTGGTTATACTCCAGGAATAACTTCTGCCAGTTGTGGGTTGCGGTTCTGGACATCACCTCACCTTCTCTCGGCTTTCGTGTCATAAAGAAAGAGCCCGAAGGCTCATCTAGATTGGATTGTCACGATAAGTGTTGCAATTGATGCAATCGCGGCTATCACAGCTGCTATAGTTGCAACCTTACTCCATATTGAATTTGATCTCAAATTTTCCCCAATCAATACTCCACCGATAGAAAGGTCGTCATCTTCGCTATCTTTATTATTTTCCAAAATGAAACACACTCCCTTCTGCCGTTTTCTCCAGTATTCGGCAAAAGGAAGCCTTTAACCTCCTGACATTTTCCGACACTTTCAGATAAAGACAGCACCCCCTAGATATGGTAATATGTCGTTGAGTGACGAACATATGGCCGAAAGGGGGTTAAATTCATGCATCGAACGCCAGTTACATCCACCAATCTATCATCAGTGGGGTATGATCACGCTACCGGCATTTTAGAAATAGCATTTCATTCAGGTGGGTTATATCAATATGCAGGCGTACCAGCCAATGTTTACCAAAGCCTAATGTCCGCAAGTTCCCATGGGCAATATTTTCACCGCTTCATAAAAGATATTTACCCATATAGAAAACTTCGCTAATCACATACAGCAATAATAACAACAGGACCTGTGTTTTCGATCCGGTTGTTGCCGGCAGAGATTTGATAATTCTGATGGGGCTGTACTTCAATAATTTGGACAGCCTCTCTTTTCTGGAGTTCCTCGATCAATTCTTTAGTGGTGTAATCAGAAATAT